GCGGATGCGGACAATCGACTGCGAGCGTCGGCTGCTTGCTTGCGCACCCGGTCAAGATCAGTAGCCAAATCATTAGCCCGGGCAAGAGCAATGTCACGCTCCTCCCAGGCTGCGCGGATTTTCGCGGCGGACAATGCCTCACGTTCACGATACGATTCCTCAAGTTTTTGGGCGCGGGTGGCGTAATCTTCCCGCAGGGCGGCGATATCCTGCCCGTAGAGTGCGGCGGCATATTGGTAGCCTGCAATGGCGCAAGCCGCCCCTGCAGCGAGGACCGCCAAGCCCTTCACAATCATTGCACACATTCAAGCCTCTCCCGCAGGATTTTCGCGTAGGCGTCCATGAAAAACCGCTGTGCCAGCAAAAGAGTCTGATGCCGCGCACTCAGGCTGTAAAAGCGGTCAGAGAACAGAAAGCACTCTAGCCTCTCAAACCTTGAGCGCAAATCATCCAATTCCTTCGCCAGCCGATCGCGCTCCGCCGTGTTCATCACAGATCAAAACCCTTGAACGGGTTGAAATAAATTCCGACATACTGGGAGATTTTTTCTCTCGAACCCCACAATTTCCACCCAAAATTAGCGCGGATACAGCACGATCTGCCGAAAAGTGCGTAATGCTTGATGTAATAAAGCTGGAAGGCAATGAGCTTGCCATTGCGGCGGCACTTCCTTCGGCACGTACCCGAAATCCCATTCGTGTCGGAAGCGTCAGGATTACCCGTCACCTCCCATTCGTCAGACGTGTGAACAGGGACGCCCAGCACTTGAATGTCGAACCCGTAGCAGACATTCCTAAGTAGCCAGGCAACGCGCCTTTTGTACGTACTCCACCAATCAGTGCCCGGCCAACGCTCCCAGTGGCCCGCGTCGCCGTCTAAATCGTTATCGTCAGTCGCAAACCACGATAACCAATCAGGCAGGCGGTTATCTTCCGTCGCGAAGGAAGGCAGGATAGGCGCAAGCAGGCGGCCGACGATGGCCATGAAAAACGAGGCGGGCATGAGTGCCAGCCACTTCAGATAAACCATGTCAGACCTCCGACAAGAAAAGTTTTGCTTCTTCGCGGCGGCGTTTGACTAGCCCGGGCAGCGTGACGCCGTTCGCCTTCACGATGTCCAAAAACTCATTAGCGCACGCCTCGCAGTCGCCCGCGTTAAGTGCGCGCATCAGGCGCGGGCAGTTGTGAACGACATACCCCGCGCCCACATTGAAGGCGAGAGACAAGAGGGCGATAAACTGCCCTTCAGTCACGGGCACATTCACATACGGCGCGAGTTGCTGGATCACGGCGCGGCAGTCATCGTCAAAGAGTTGCGCGGCCTCATCAGGTGTCACCGTATCGCCCGCCTTCACGTCGCCCGTGTGTCCGATTCCGATGGTCCAAATCCCAGCGGGACACACATAAGCCGTCAGTCGGCAGCCCTCCCACTTTTCGATGAAAGGGCGCGCCAGCGAGGGATCATAGGCACTGAACGCTTTCATTCCGCGCCCTCCTTCTTTGCCTCTGAGGCAGGATCTGGGATGTCCATGCGGATCTCCTTAGCGTAGGGGTTGTAGCCGATTTTCTTGAAAATCAGAAAGCGCACGAGGTCGAAAATGCGAGTACCGAAGTTGCCGATAATGCAGGTTGCAACGGCACACTGAGAGGCAGTGAAGTGTCCGCTGTCCCACAGCAGCCAGAAAGTGAAATAGCCTAAGAACGCGGATGACGTAAGATCGGCGAAAAGCCAACGCCACTGCCATTGCTTGGTGTGCTTATATTCCTCGACGTACCTGAGCAGGCAACCGCCGATACTAGCAACGAGCGCAATCCACGCGCCGGAGCCAGTCAAAACATCACGGTAACGATCGGGCACGACTCCACACCTCCTAAACCCTGCATACTCAACATAATTCATCGCCACTACACACATTCGCGGCTCCTTTTTATAGAGAGAGAAGGGCCGCCCGCCGATGAGGGCACGGCGACGGCCCTTCAGTGCGGATTTATTTGTTTGCGAGGATCGAGGGCAGTTCAGGCCAGACGACATCAAGCGGAAAACCTTCCTGCTGCGGAACGTCCCTGAGTGCCTGACGATAGGCCTTCACAACCTCAAGATCTTTGGCGGAAATCGGGTAGTCCGAAGCCAGAAGGTAGTCAGAGTCGGAGATCAGGCTGTCGCGCTTCGAGCGGATCTGTTCGGCCGCCTCTGCGAGCTTTTCCTCTTCCGTCTTCTCGGGGATCTTTTCAAGCATCCACGAGTTATCAACGCCGCGCTTTTCGCGGAACCTTTCACCGTCGGCGAACCTCTGAACGTAGGCGCGCATCTCGATATCGTGCGCAGTCTGAGACGTATGGGAAACTTCCACGCCCAGCAGGTCATCACCACAGGTAGGCTTCTTTTCCGTGGTCCACTTGCCGTCGACAAGACGATAGAAAACGGTGCTGTCGGGGTCAGATTCCGCGCCCCAGGGGCATTCAAGGCTCACGTTTTCGGGCATGAGCAGCGTGCCGTTGTACTTTTGGACGGGCACGTCGTACTCGAAGTACCCTTCGGCGTCGTAGGCGTAGCCGTCAATAAATTCGGAGGCCATGTAAACAATCCTCACAAAAAGAAAATGAAACTTGAGCTAAAGATAAAGCCCCGCCCGCCCTTCTCGACGGGCGTTTTTCCTCAAGCAATCATCACTTTTTGGAGTTCTTACCCATGCCCCTAACCACCCGACAAATCACGGATTTGCCGCCCCGCGAGAAGCGATACACCGTTCCCGACGCGCACGGGCTTCACCTCCGCGTCTATCCTACGGGCACGAAAACATGGAGTCTGCGCATATCTCAAAATGGGCGCGTCTCCGACGTTTCTCTTGGGCGTTGGCCTGAGGTTGATCTGAAGCAGGCGCGCCAACTCACGCGCCGAAAGAAACGGGAGCTAGGGCAGGAAGCCCCGAAGGGCTATACGTTCCGTGACGCATTCCGTATTTGGTGCGACTTGAAACGCGGCCGAATCGTCTCCTACAAAGATGAAAAGCGAATGCTGGAGCGTCACCTGCTCCCGTCAATCGGCGGGCGGCAGCTAGACGAAATCACCGCCCCGCTCATCATCCACACCGTCAAGCCGATTCAGGCAAAAGGCCTGCAGGTAACGCTAAAACGCGTCATCATGCGGGCGCGCGAAATCCTCGATCTCGCTGTATGCGCGGGATACATCCACCACAATCCGATTAATCGCCTCTCCCGCATCTATGCTGCCCCCGTCGTGACGCCCATGCCCGCGATACGTTGGCAAGATCTGGTGGACGCTATGAACGTCATTGCCGCCGCGCCACGGCGAATTCAAGTCATCTTTCTTTGGTCCCTGTGTTCAATGCTCCGACCGGGCGAGACGGCCAAAATAAAATGGGCATGGATCGAAAACGATGTGTTGACGATTCCCGCCCAAGAGATGAAAAAGGGACGCCCGCACCGCGTCCCGCTTACACCCGAACTGCTCTACCTGCTCGATGAGGCGCGCACCGTTTCGCGTCATCCTCGATCGGGCTATGTATTCTCAGGCACGGGCGGGAGCAAACCCATGTCATCACAAACCCTTGCAAAATACCTGCACGGGACCGAACTCAAGGGCAGGCTAGTCGCGCACGGCTTGCGCTCAATCGCACGTTGCTGGATGGCGGACCATTCCTACCCCTTTGAGGCGTCAGAAGCGTGTCTGTCGCACATTTCAGGCAGTGCCGTCTCGCGAGCATATCAACGCTCCGACTACCTAGACGCCCGCCGCATCATCATGCGCGATTGGTGCGCCTTTGTTTTCGACTGTGCGCGAAAAGCGGGAATTGACGTAGCCAACCCCTCTGCGCCAACGTAAACGGACGAAAATAGCGGCCCGCGCGGACTGTGCGGGCCATGGTTGGCGGGAGGGTAGTTGTTCATGTGTTTTCAATGGGGTTTAGAGTGTGATGGAGGGCCGAACATCAGCGGTAGATTTGAATATCACGCGTGGGCCGCGCAAAGAACCGGGGCGTTTTATGAAGGCACTAGCGGAGTTCTAAAAACAGGAGGCAATACCGACCGGGGCAGCGGTGATGCCAGGACACTAATGGACGCATCTCTAGTAAATAGTGCGTATGGCAACTCTTCTACAGTACAACCATCATCTCTCCGGCTGGTCCACTGCATCAAATCTTGATGCAGGCCAACAACCGCACCGACGCGGGTTGTACCGTGGACGACGCTTTGTAGGTTGAATCACTTTTCGCGGCCGAAAAGCGACTTTGTCGACCTTCGCTATACCATGAAGAAGGTGACGGCTGATACACCGACGTATTGGTTCGCGCTTCAGCATAAAACGCACCGTTAATTGCCAAGGGATAGTTTGTGGCTTTCCAGCCAATGGCTGGCGTACCTGTTATGTTCGGCGTCCGAACATCACGGGCACTGTGACGGGCCTCGATTACGGTAGCGGCGGTTGGACTTGCGGCGCGTTTAATGTCTTGAAGTTGTACCCCGGAACCACAATCAGCTCCGAGAGTTGCGCCGGTCAATCGTCATTCATGGCCTCTCGCTCGTCTTCCGTCTACGGTTCGTCTACCACGGTACAGCCGTCGTCAGGCCGTTCGATGATCCTCATCAAATCTTGATGAAAGCCGTCATGCGCGCCGACGACGGTTGTACGGTTGTCGAAGAACCGTAGGTCCCGTTTGAGCGGGAAGCGTTGAACGTAATGTCATCGATGACCTTGCTTCCGACGTTGGTTTTCCCGTTCCAGGGCGTGCTACTTTTCCCGCCCGAAAGCGCGCCCGTGGCTACAAAGTCACCACACGCCACTCCGAAGGGCTTGATAGAGCCACTGATGTTCGGTAAGCCCGCCTCAACATACGTACCGACTTCAGAAGTAGTCGTCGTGCCTTCCAAAAAGCGATGGTGCATATTTGGGAGCTTGAACGTCGTTTTTCCGTCACCAGTGCCCCACGTTGTCCCAATAGCCGCGAAAAGATCCGCGAATTGGGTGCGGGAAACGAGTGCGCCGTTGCAAGAAAGGTAGCCGTCGGGGATAGTCTTGCCTGCGAATTGGATGATGGTACCCGACGGGACAAGCGAAACGGGGACAAGCGAAAGATCATTCTCGCCCACACTGCCCTTGTTGGCTTCATAGCTTGCAGTCGACGGGAAAACGTGGACCGCGCCGAGGGTAGTTTCGGTACTCATTTGATTACAACCTTATGCGTAATGGTTTTGCCGCCCGACTGGATGGCAATAAAGTAACTCTTGCCGTTGATGACGATGCAATACATGACAATCACCACCTTTTCAGTTTGACGCCGCCCATGGTGTCGGGCTTGCCCGTTACGTTCGCCCAGGCGACGGCGTTGGCCGTGTCCGCAACCTTTGCGCTAGCGGCCATTCCTGTCTTGTCGAGCTTGGCGGAAAGAGCGGTCGAGAGGCCCGAAATTTGACCTTGCGTGTGAGTATGATTTACCTTCGCCTTGCCCGCGAGAGAAGCCGTCAGAGACTTCACATCGGCGGCAACGGACAAGAATGCATTTTGCAGTCGGTCGACAAGGTTTTTCGGGTTCTCGATCATCTCTTTCGCTCCTAGCCTTTTTTTTGGATTAAGCCTTGGCGGCAGCGTAGATCGCGGCGAAATCCACCGTCGTATCGCCCACGGCGGTCTTGAGCGCATCAACGGCGGACTGAGCCTTGACAGCCTTGCCGTCTGCCGTGGTGGCCTTGCCGTCAGCCGTAGCCGCCGCAGCAGAAGCGGCGGCGGCATCGGTTACGCCCTTGTCAGCCTTCGTCTTCACTTCGTTGACTGCAGAGACAAGGTTCGTCTTGGCGGAGGTCGTCAGATTGCCGAGCGTGCCAACGGATTCTGCGGAAGCTCCGCCGATGTTCTTGAGTGCCTGCGACTTCTGTTCAGCAGAAAGGACCTGATCCTGATCGAATCGAACGTGATTGCCCGCAATCTGCTGCAGCGCGGCAATGGCGTCCTTGTTCGTGTTGATGAGGTCGGCCAGTTCCTTCAGAGTGTCGAAAGCATCGCCCGCACCGCCCAGAAGAGCGTCCTTGACGGCATTCGTCTTGGTGAGGATTTCGGATGCAACCTTCTGAGCGGACCAAGCATGCGTCGCATCGGAGGCTTCATCATCAATGAGGGACTTAACGTCAATCGCCTTGACGGCGGCATTGACTTCGTTGATGGCGGCAACGAGAGAGGTCTTCTGACTGGTCGTCAGAGTCGTGAGCGTGCCGTCCTGTGCGAGAAGAGTATTGATGTCCGCACCAACGGCCTGAAAAGCCAGCTTGAGGCGGGTGGAAAGATCGGATTCAGCCATTTTGAATCGTTCTCCTAGGTGATTGTGTTTTATGCGTTTTTCGCGTTTTCGTAGATAGCGAGGAAGTCCGTGCCGTCATCGGCAATCGCGCCGATATTCGCGCGCACCTGCGCTTTCTGCTCTGCTGTGAGCGTCTGCAGACTGCACCGCACAGCGTCGGTCGGGACCTCGGAAAGAAGGGCGAGCGCGTGGCCGCCCTTGGTTTTTCCGTCCATTACGTGAATTCGGTTATCAGTCGTATTCACCACTGCTACACCGGATTCACCCGAGACGCCCTGCAGCCAGTCCGCGCCGCCGTTGTAAAGCGTGCGGACTAGTGCCATAAGGACGCCTCTTTAAATGAACGTTCCGAGATCGAACGAATCGGCGAGGTCCGTGACTTCAACTCGGTTCTTCTTCGCAAGGCCGCCGAGAGCGGCAATGGCCTGTTCATTGGCCGTCGCCTTTTCCGTGGCCGTGTTGGCCGTGTTCTGCGCGGCGGCGGCAGCCGTGGCAGCGTCGCCCGCCTTCTTGTCCGCGGCAGCAACGTCGGTCTTGAGCTGTGCAATGTCGGCCTTAGCCTGCGTCATATCAGACTGCAGCGTGCCGATGGAGTTGTTGATCGTGACAATGTCGGAAGCGGCCTTTTCGGCGGTCTGCTTGACGGTTTCGAGCGTACTGCCCTGCTCCGTCACGACGACGGCATCAGCTGCGCCGATGTTGTCGCGGGCCATCTTCTTCTGCTCGGTCTCAAGGGACTGAGCTTCGTTGAACTTGACGTGGCCATTTGCGACGGTCTTGAGGGCTTCAAGGGCATCCGCATCCTTCTTAAGGGCGTCGGCGACTTCCTTGAGGGTGTCCATCTCAGAGCCAACACCGCCGAGAAGATCATCCTTAACCGCCTGCTTGGCGGCGGCGATCTGAGATTCGACCTTTTCGGACGAATAGGCCTTCGTGCTGGAGGCCTGCGTATCGTCGATCTCGGTCTTCCTTGAGACTTCGCCCCGAAGGGTGGTGATGTTGCCTTCGTTGGCGGAGGCCTTCGTTTCGACTGCCTGCACGCGTTCGGTGAGAATCGTCAGGCCGTCACTGCCGGAATTGAGTTCGTTGAGCACCGCGTCGAGGCGCTTGTCCTTACCTGCGACGTAGATGTCCTTTGCGTTGACGAGGGCAAACTTACCGCCGTTCTTCGGAGTAAGACCGGAAACGAGTTCAATAGTGAATTTTTCAGCCATTTTTCAAATCCTCCCTTTAGGCCACAACCACAGTCGTATTGCCGAGGGAGGCATTGGACGAGCGCCAGACCACATAGCTTTCCGTGTAACCGGACTTATTGGTGTAATCGAACGTCTTGAGCAGCTCAAAACCGCCTTCAAAACCGCCGACCCTGAAGGACGGCGTGCCGAATCGGGCGGGGAATGAGTAGTAGATGTACTGGCCTTCAGCAGCGTTGACCGTGAAGGTCTTGCCCTTGCCGGACGCAAGCGCCTTCGTCAGAGACTGAATGAACTCATTCGTGACGCCGTCAGCGTCGACCGTGCCAACGCCCGTGTAAGCGCCGTTAAGGAAAGTGACGCCCGTCGTGCGCGTAACGGTGGCGTTCTTTTCGTCCGTAGCCTTGAGCGTAAACGTCTTGTTCTGAGTCAGGTTAAGCTCGGACAGCGTCGTGGTCTTGAGCGAAACGTCGAGCTGTTGGTCGTCGAGCGTAAGCGTCTTGGGCGTCTTGTTGTAGTTCCAGTTGAGCGTGACGCTCGTGACGGTCGAGCCCATTTCGACCTGATTGACGTTGTTGCCGAAGGACGTGATTTCGATCTTCTGATAGAGAAGAGCGTCGAGCGCTTCGCCAACGTTGTTGTAGCCGTAGTTTGAGTACGTAACATCGGCGGCTTCAGGATCGGTAAGGTCCGACATAAGCGGGACAGCGAGGCCCCCCGGCGTCTTGCCGTCCTGCACGTGCAGGCGGTGCGTATCAGTATTGACGACAAGGACTCGATCCTTGCCCGTAAACGTGGCCAGATTGGCAGTCGAGATACCGATCTGCTGGATCTGGACGAGATTGTTTTCAGCCATTTTTTAGATGCTCCCTAAGTCAATGACTTTTTCAAGATTTTCCGCACTAACGGTATCAAGCCCTGCCAGCGCGCCAAGGTGCGGTTTTCCTGTCAGTTCGCTGTAGTCCGAAACGCCGCCTCCAACCTGTGCCAGCTGCGCCGTAATCGAAAAAGTGGTGTCCTCGATTTTCTTGACCTGATAGACGCGGCCCTTGGCGTCAATGACGCAATCACCCGCGCGGACCTTTTTGGACGGCGTGAGAATCGTCGTCGAGTACTGCCCTTCAGGCGAGAGCGTGAGATTCGTGAAGCGCGTGGTAAAGCCCTGCGCCTCAGACAATTCGACAAGGCTGCACGCGCCAATGTTTTCTCGCGCCTGCGCCTGTTGAAGCTCAGAAAGATCCTGAGGGATGTCGTATCGGACGGCATTGGTACTGCCGCCGCCCTCGCCTGCGGGACCCTGGGGACCCTGAAGGCCCGGCACATGAACAATCACGGGCGGGAGAGTGGTTTTTGTAGAGTCGCCACATCCGCAACTGCAACTCATCGGGTAACCTCCTGTTTGATGACAAAAGCACCTTCCATGAGACGCTTCACGCCGCCGCCCGGTTCAGTCACTTCCAAGTCGTAAACGTAGCGGCCCGCTTTAATGGCGGACGTAATGGCGCGCGGCCATTTGGCCTTGAGTACGTTCGATTCAAAGGAGAGGCGCGAAGCCTCGCCTTCCGTCGAAAGCTCATCAACGATGACGGTAGATGACGCGGTGCGGCGCACCTGCATATGCGCCTCGAACCCGTTGAAATTGACGGGACGGCGGGCATTGTCGTAGAACTCGAACGGGCAGACGTAATCACTGCCCTGATCTAAAACGATGTCGACTCTGTAGGCCATCAGGCGGCCTCCCAGATAATCATCTTGATAGTCGCCTTGGCGGCGGCGGTGTCAACGTAGGCTTTAGTCGCCGCCTCGCTGTTCTGTTCGGGTTCTCGCACCGTGCAGGGACCCTGAACAGTGAGATTGCCCGTAATCGTGCCGCCCGCCTGTTTCAGGTAAAGGTCCGCCGCATCTCGCAGGATCGCGTCGACTGCATCGTCGACGTACTTGCGCGTCGTCAGGTGCGTCGCTTCCGTTGGTTCAGAGGCAATGACATTGCCCCGCACCGTGAGTGCGCCCGAGAGCGTGCCGCCCTTGAGCGGAAGGTACTTGCCCTGCGCGTCCGCAGAGAGCGAGGAAAGCGCAGACTCGAGGTGCTTTTTCGTCACGACGTGCTGCGCCTGCGTCGGATCCTGCGCCGTCACATTGCCCTGCACCGTAAGCGCACCCGAGAGCGTACCGCCCGTGAGCGGCAAACACTGGTCGCCCGTGTCAAGGTCGCCAATCAGGTCCCATTCAGTGCCGTCGTAGACGAACTGATAGACGCGATTTGCCGCCAACATCGAGGCCTTGATGCTGGAGCCGCGATACTTGATGGCGCGTGCGCCCGTGCCGTTGACATTGAGCGACGGGCGGGAGGCGGAATTGGTGTGTTCAAATCGAACCGTAAACACCGAATTTTCTGCGAGCGTGAAGTTTTCGCAGTCGACGGTCTTTTCGGCCACGTCGCCAGCCGTCAGGCACTTTCCGACGGGGTTGAAGCCCACGATTCGGGCGAAATTCGCGTCGATTTCCGCGTAAGTGTCGTTCCACAGTTCGGGAACGGCATCCGGTTCCGTGTCGGGGATTTTGGTAATAGCGGTATGGGGAAGCGTGTACGCCATAGTTAGAACCTCACAAGCATCGAACACTCATAGCGTTCGTCCGCTTCCTTGATCTTCGGGGCGAAATTTTTGACGGCGACGAGTTCGCCGTCTGCGTCGAGCAGGCCCGCTTCAGAGAGAGCCATATCAACCATTTCGGCCTTTTCGATGACGCCCGTGCCAGTCACGGAAAGCGTGTCTTCCTGAGTGATGACGGAAAGCTCCTTACGCAGCCTCTCATCCTTGAGTGCCGTCTGCCCTTCTGCGGGCATGATGGGATTCCCGTCTGAATCGTGGCCGCCTACGCCGAAGGCCATGAACCTGATCGGCTTGAGCGTCCCCTTTCCTGCGAGGTGCGCTGCGATTTTCTCGCGAAACGCCGTGACGACGACGGCTTCGATAGCCATTGCCCAGCTCCTACAAAAATTAAAAATCGTTAGGGCAAATTTTCGGGCGCGGTGATTGCTCGAACCGCGCCCGTTTTCCTATCGCGTCACCGACATCTCGAAACGCGCGTGAATGCGAGGTGAGCAAGGGATCTTCCACGTGCCGTCGAGCTTGCGCCCCGGCTCCCCGATCTTCGGGATGCGCTTGTAAAGCACCTCGACATCCTTGTTCCAATCCGCCGAAACAAAAACCCTCTGAGTGCCGCCCAGCTTGGGATTGTCTTTCTGTCCCCTGCGACCGAGCTTCCACATTGCCTCGGGGCGGCGCGTGATGACGCGCGTGCCGTAATGGAGCCTGCCTACAGAATGCTTGTTAAGGTATAGGAAGTAATGCGCAGTAATGTCTACCTGCGCCTCGAACCGGAGCCAAAAACGGAACTGGGGCACAAGTCGCGCGGGCACGATGGACCTGAAGATGTTCGCCAGCGTGGTAATCGTTCTGTTTTCGACACTCAGGTCGAGAGCAATCTCTAGACGTGAGGTAAGCCAGTACTTTTCGGGGTCAGGGACCCATGCCGCGCCGCCATTCGTGATCTCAAGCGGGCTGTGCATATCGGTTGTGTACGGCTTGTCCTTCGCCTGCCACAACTGAGCTACTCTGCACTGATTCGGGTAGAGCAGTTGCAGGTAAGTACGCAGAAAGTGAAGCCCGCGACCGTTTACGTCTCGGGCCTGCCACGCGCGGTATAGGTAACGCGTGGCGTATTCCTCGCGATCGCCCTGCAAAATCGTCAAGCCGTCCGCATTGATGGCCTTGCGGACCGAGTCGAAAGAACCTAAGTGCGCGCAGCCTGACAGGATTACGTCGAAAGCACGTGTAGAAAGCGTGGAGCGAAAAACCTTTATGAAAAGGTCTCGCAGTTCAGCCTCTCGCTGGTCGACTGCGTAGCTCTGCGCCAGCGACGCTAGATGCGGCGGCTCTGCAGTCTTTGGAAAGTCGTAGTCCGCCATAGTTAGCCGCCCCAAGAGCTGGTAACGACGTTCGTCGTTTCAACGTCGACAGAAAGGGAATCTTCCGCCACGAAACGCCATTGCTCAGGGCGAACCACGTCCGCCGTCTTTCCACCGTCAATCACCACCTGCAGGTCGGCCTCGCCGTCGGAGAGCGCGGGAACGTTTTCTTTGATGAGCGCATAGATGTCGCGATAGAGCGGACGCTGCAGGCCTCGCCTGGAGGCGGCGGATTTCTTGCCGTACTTCGTCAGAATGCACTCACGGATTTTCGCCTCAACGTCTGTAGCGAGGTAGCTGGACGCAACGCTAGCCGTCACCTTGACGGTAATTTTGGAAATCACGGGCGTGAAGAAACGCACGCGATAGGAGTCATCGGCCTTCGCAATCGTCTTTCTGATCGCCTTTTGCGTCTCGGTCCAATCCTGCTCTGTAATTTCCTCAGGTTCCGTCACCTCGTCGCCGCCCTTCGCCTCGATGGCCTTTTCTGACTCATCAAGGCAAGCGACAAACAAACAATTGACGTTGGCGACATTCACGCCGCGCACCTGCTCTTCCATGGACTCATTCCACACGGAAAGGAATTGCAGGTTAGGGAAGTTGGAGCGCACCAAAAAGCCGAATTCACCTAAGAAAACCGCGCCGCGTCGGTAGACGGCAGGATAGCGGGCAATGTCGTGAAGCACGGTCATTGAGATAGGATCTTCACCCGCCGAAACAAGGGCCTGCAGGCTCAACGAAACGCGGTTTTCGTTGACGTTCTGCGTGTACTCAAAGGCGAAAGGCGATTCAAGTTCAGTCGTAATGTCGCCGCCCGTGTAGAGTACCTTGAGCGTGATGAGCGTGCCGTTTTCAGGCTGGGTCCCAACCACGTTTTTACAGCCGAATCGGACAAAAACGCGCTGTCTGTCATCCGCTTCGACGTGGTAAATCCTTTCGCCCGGTTCCGTGTTCGTGTACTGGTCCCGATACTCGTACTCGCCAGTAGCGTCCGACACACGGATAGAGCAAAGATAGCTGCCGTCATCGGACTTCGGAACCTCAATCGGGTAGAAGGGAACGGTATCCGATACGGTATGAGATACCGTTTCCTCGGAAACTTGAGAGGCTTCAAAAGTAGCCGTCCCCTGCGCGGGAACTGTGGCGGCAGTCTCGACGCGCCAGCTCAGGCCGTTGGAGTCGAGCAGTACGCGCCCCGTTTCGATCCTCACGGCAAAGTCACCTTCATTCGTCGCTTTGATCTTGACGCGGCAGGCCTTTCCCTTCGGCACAATGCCGCGCATGGCCGCGTCGGCCAAAACGGTACAGTCGCGGGTCTTGTCGAACTGCTCGGTCTGGGCGGCTTCAATCTGCGCGGAAAGCATCGCCAGCATCGTCGCCATAGCGTCAGTCGCCTGTCGGACGCGCGGGTCATTGATTTGGTAAAGCGGCTCAATCGTCGGAAATTCCGAGAGCGCGTTTTCGATAGCAGTAGTGAAGTCGCTTTTAGTAAGCATTTTTGTTGATTTCCGAAACGTTCAGAACGGCATTACCCACACTGATGACAATTTGACGCTGGTCGGGCTGCGTGTCCACCGTGTAGAGATTCACGGTACCCGCAGGCATGGCATCGACGGCCATCACGTCCTGCCGGAGCTTGGCTAGAAAGGCGTCCGCCTGCGTACTGTCCTCCATAGGCTTTTGAAGCATGGCCCTGGCGTCCTGCCCGTAATCACTGCCCAGATATCCATTCACAGGCGTTTGAAGCCAGTGGCCAACCATGTCCTGAATGTCCTTAGGCTTGATTGTCGTCGTCATCATTCGTCCTTCAATTGTCTGCGGGCGGAGTGCTTAGCCCCGCCCGTCTTTTCCTTAGTCGGTCCCGCTGTAGCCGCCCGTTGCGACTAGTGCGATCGCTCGATCTCGCACATCCTGAGCCGTTTCACTCTGGACCTTTACGGTAACCGCCCCTTGTTTTTCGTTGCTTGCAATCGGCGATTTCACCTCAGGCGCGGGCGCGGGCGAAGGAATCGCGGGAGCTGCAGGCGTCGAAATTCGAGGCGTTTTCGAGACGGCTTGAGCCGCCGCATCGGGCACTGCCTTCGGCACGGCGGGAGACTCACCGCCAACGCCTTCACGGGTCTGCCTGTCGAGAAGTGCCGCGCGATTTCCTACGTAGGCACTGATGATGTCTACGCCCTTGACTTCTTCGGCTTTCTTGTCCGCCCCACGGCGCATGTATTCACGCAACTGGGCGTTTTCGTCCGCCTTCTTCCTGGCCTCGTAGGTCTTGAGCTTTTCGGCGTTCTCAATCGTCGGCCTATCGTCCTTCGGGGCGTCTTTGAGGCGTGCGGCACTCATGGCTACAGGCGAGGATTTGACCGCCTCTGTTTTTGCCGTCGCAAGGTTCCCCGAGAACAAGCCCTTTGCCTGCGCATCGGCGGCGGCCTTTTCCCTGTCGTACTCAGGCGCGGCGGGCTTTTCAGGGGCGGCAGAGAGTCCGAGATTCTTCGCCGTGGCGGCATTAGCGGCATTCTGTTCGCCCTTCTCAAGCCCTGCCAGTGCAAGCAGCTTGTCGCGTTCCGCAGAGGCGCGTTTAGCCGTGCCCGCGCGCACCTTTGCGCTGCTCGATGCGAAAAGCTGGTCGTTGTTGACTAGCTTGTAGTTTTGAACCGCCTCGATGATTTCGGCGTCCGACATGGATGCCGCGTCACGCCCGCCCAGGGCTTTAGCAACGATACCCGCGCCGCCCTTGCCCTTGGTGGCATTACCCGCGCCGAACTGGACCGACGTGGACCAAAGCATATCCTGCACGGCCTTCCCGCGCCCGGACAGATCAATGCCCTCGCCCTTGAGACTCTCTGCCGCCTTGTCGTAATGCGTGCGCTGGATGTAGTCATGCTGTGCCTGAGCAAAGGCAGGGTCATTCTCTGCCAGTGCCTTCCACTGCTCATCGAATTCGCGTGAGCCTGCACGGGCGGTCAGTTTGTCCGCGTAGCCGCCATTCTTCACAAAATCCTGAAGCGTGCCTACTTTGCTGGAGAGCTGGTACGTCCCGTAGGACTTCCCGCCGAAGTCGCCTATGCCGCTCGAAATCGCGCCCGCGCCGCGCCCGCCCGTCTCAAAGAGGGCGGACGTTTGTCCAAGCTGCCAGCCGTCCGCCGAAACGTGGGTAGTCGGTCCGCGCTTGCTTTCATACGTGCGCGAATAGGGATTTTCGGACTTAGATTCGGACTTCCCGAAAAGCTTTTGTGCCTTGTCGACGGCACTGGAGAACGCGCCCGAAACAGAGGCGGCCATATCGCTAACCGCGCCGCTAATGTCAACGCCCGTCTTTTCCTTGAGCCAGTCATTAAGCCCCGTCAGACTCTCCGAAAGGCCTTTCTTAGCCTTGTCGAAAAAGCCCGCGAGCGGTTCCATGACGGCATCCCACGACGCGCGCAGAGACTCTGTAAGCCCGCCCCACGCGTCACTGATGGACGTAGTGACACTGGTCCATGCCGCACTGATGGACGCCGTAACGCTTGCCCACGCGCCCTTGATTGCACCGGGGATGTCGGCTTCCCTCAGAGAGGTCACCCAGCCGCCAACGGTCTCGCCAACGATGTCGCCCGCCTTATCGCCGAACCACATACCCGCGATACCGCCCACGACGCCGCCGATTGCAGTGCCGATAGGACCCGCAAAGGAGCCTAGCAGCGCGCCCGCCTTCATGCCGCCGAAACCGCCCGCAATCGTGCCCGCCGCGCCGCCGATAGCCATGCCCGTCTTTTGATCCTTTTCGGCACGCGTCAAATTGGCGTCACCTTCAGAGTCGAAGATCCCGAAAATCCCCGTCAAGCCTGCGAGGGCCGCGCCGATAATCGGAATGCGCTTGCCAAGCCCCATAAGGACAGGCGTCGCCTTGGCGAGTACGCCCGACATCCCGCCGAAAAGCCCGCCGCCATTGCCCTCGCCATTGCTCTGACTCTGAATATCCTCGATCCCTTCAGTATTCGAGGCAATCGCCTTGAGCTGCTTTTTCTCTGCGGCGTTGAAGGCGGATTGATCCTTTTGAAATTTTCCGAGGCTCTTCCAAATCTTTCGGAGCCAGCCCTCGTCCTCGTTTTCGCCCCAGGCGTCCTTGAGGAAACCAAACCCGCGCGAAACAGGGGCGGCCACCTCATTGATGGCCTGCACAGTCGGGTCCGCGTCGCCTAAGCTTTCCGTGCCGTCGACTACGGCGTCCGCGATTTTCCCTGCCAGCAGGGCGGCGGAGCGTTCTTCGCGTCCCGCCTCACTGCCCGAGAAAAAGCCGCCGTCACCCTTGTCGCCCTTGCCGATAAAGCGTCCCTTGGCGTCACGATTAGGCGTTTCCGATTCGGCCTGTGCCGCCTTCCTTGCGCGAGGCGTAGCGGGCTTAGCATTGCCCGTAGAAGGGTTTGTAACGCCCGTGGCGGCCTTTTCGGTGCGAACATTAGGTGCGGCAGCCCGCAGGCGAGGAGACGCGCCCCTTGCGCCTGCCGTGGGCTTATGCGAGTCGTGACTGTCTCGCGCCTCTGCGGTCTTGCGGCTTGCGGACGTGCGGGGACCATTAGCCGCCGCCCGCGATTGGGGCTTAACCTGCGGAGCTGCCGCTGTGCTGTTGCCGTTACTGCCGTCAGGGCTTACGGGATGACGACGGGCCGCGCCTGTTGCGCTCCCGCCCCCTCTTTCTCCCTTCGGCCGCTTTTCGGCAGTCGGCGTAATCGGTTGTTTCGTATGCGTGCGTTCATTGCCGGGCGTGCGGGCTTCACGCTTTTCAAGTCCGCGCGCCGTCTGAACGCCCGCGCGCATGATCGCGCGCTCGATGCTCTTGACGCTCGCTTCAATCGTGTCGAGACTGTCGCGAATATCGTCTAGATCGCTGGACAGGGCCTTGTCATCAATGCGCGGCCCAGTGAGGAAACCGTCGGTATCGCTTGTGAGTTCCGCCATTGCTTAAGGCCTCATGAAAGTGTCGAGCTGCGTAAAAGTCATCTGCACTTCTTCCATCCCGTCATCAGAACGGGACAGGGAACACTCGATGTTGTTCGGGCGGAAGTACCCCGAAACCTTGAAGGCGTTCCGCGCCGTGCCGTCGGTAATGGCAGCATGGATGATGCGGATTTTGATCGCGTAGGTTGCAGGCTCCGCAATCGTCCCGTCCGTCGCCGAAGCCGCGTGATGATGCGCGGCAAACCACTTTTTAATCGTCCCCCGGGCGTCATCGTATGCCGTAACGGACAGTTCCGACGGCTCATGTCCGCGCACGGCGTCGTAATTCGCGCCGCCGATCCTCACGGCCTCGCCCGTCATGATGCAGGGGCTGTAGGAAACCTCAGTCGCGAATAGGTTGAACAGTTGCGGCAAGTTTTGCTCGCCGTAGTTGAGATTGCTGGTTACCTCGATCATCCACAGGTTTTTGCGCGCGTAAACCTGTCCATGAACCTCATCAAAGATCTTCTTTGCTTCGGCAGGCGTGACGCCGCCCATGATGATCGAATGAGTCGACCAAAAGGTACCGGGCGTGCCGCCGAAACCGCGCCCGCCGAAATTGCGAATGGCGCGGTTAAGCTTGCCGCGAAGCCTGTTAGCAGCCGTGTCGGCAAGGCCCGCCGCGTACTGTCCCGCGTAGCCTTCAAGGCTGGTGCCCGTGAGTCTTTCGGCTAAGCCGCCCGTCACGGCATCAAGCCCGCTCGCCACGCGTTGAGCCTCCGCCCCTACGCCCTTGCGGAGCGTTTCCTGAGCGGCGGAAAGGCGCGCATTCACGCCTGAAGCGGCGCGTGATTTGGCACTCGTCAGGGCCTTGTTCGCAATCCTTTCGGCCTGATCCTGAAAGAGAGACATGATTAGCCCTCCACAGGCTGCTTAGGCGCACTGCCGCCTACTCGCCCGAAGGCCTTCTTTTTCGGCTTTTCAGGCGGTTCTTCGCCCTCTGCAGGGGCGTCTCCCTCCGCGCCTTCTTCGCCGCCTGCCTTAGGCTTAGGCTTAGGCTCGAACTGTTCGCCGCCAAAACCGCCGCCGCCCTCGAAGCCGCCGCCCATTTCGCCGCCCTCGCCTCCGGCCGGAGCCTTGAGCATCTGGGCATAGAGCTTCGCCTCATCTTCGTCGATCATCATTTCCTTCTGCAGGAAACGCTCCGCAATCTCAGGCGTCGCGCCGCATTCCTTGAGCGTGCCGATAATCTGAGCGACAAGGCCTGCGGCGTTCATGGCGTCCGCCTTGGTGCGCTGTTTTTCCGCCTCTAAGGCCGAAATCGAACCGTAGAAATTGATGTCCCACGGGCGTTCGGACGGCGTGAAAACCATGCCATATTTCTGGTACGTATGAACGTCAATGATGGAGTTAAAGCATTCCTCAAGAGCGACACGGATCACGCGGGAGCGTTCCGCCGCCTGGGCGGACATACGGAAGAAACCGCCCTCGCCCAAGCCGCCGCTCATCTGATCGGCAAAACCCAGCATCGAGAGGTCCACGCCCAACGCGCCCGAGAGCAGGCGGGCGTGGAAATAGATGTCATCAATGCCAATGGATCCCGCGCGCCCCGGTGCGCCGCCGTTCGCGGGCGAAATCGTCGCCAGCTGCTTATCGTCGAACACAGGCAGAATGTGGCGGATCTTCTCAAGAATCGGGAAGCCGCGCTTGACGGCATTTTCGGCATACTCCTTACTGCGCTGGAGCATCCCCTTGATGCTTTCGACGGTTTTCTGCTGTTGCTCTTTCGTCATGTCCTTCAAGTTGACAGTGACGATGGATTCATCAATGGAGTCAATCCATCGTTGCCCCACAAGCCCCAGCAGGGTCGCGCAGAGATTGTCGTAAGGCTCTTCGGCGGCATAAATGAGCGAACCGCCTACCATCGAGGGCATCAAGGGGAGCTTTTCGTAGTCATCCTCTTCGAGCATCATCTTGAGAGACTTTTCAAGCACGCCGTACTGCGGAATCCACACCGTGCGCGGCATTTTGAGGCGCACCATCTGAAGGGCGTCAAGCCTCTCGAAATTCCGCTTGCCGATAGTGACGGCATAGCCTACCGTGCGGTCCCCTCGCTCGAACGGCTGGACCAACTGCGGCCTGATGAGTTCGGTAGTCGAAACCTCAATCACGCCGTCCTGCGGCGTCGAGTACACACGCGCGTAGGCGTCGCCGTAAATTGCGCCCGTGTAGGCCATCTGGAAGGCAATGCGGTTGAAGATAGGCGCAAGCGTCTTTACATCGTCTACGACACGCTGTAGCCGCTTATCCTCTTTCGCACAGGGGCGTTCTTCGACAAAAACCAAATCCCCTGTCGTTTCGTGCCCGCCCAGGGCTGCCGTCACGAGCAACTGAACCGCCGTCGAAATCAGAGGATCACCCTCCATTCGCATCCACTTTTCGTAGATAAGTTGGCGCGTTCGGGCGGCATGACGCCCACGGCCTAGCAGGGATGCCACAGTCGTGACGCCCGCGCCGTACATATACGTGTCGGACTGGTCGATTTCCTGCACCGCCTTGAGGTTTGTGGCGGCCCATTTCGCGCGTCCAATGCCGAAACGCGCAAGGAAACCGGGCTTGGGGGTAGGGTTTTTTGCTTCGCTCATAATGCAGAAACAATAACTTTAGCCGCGCCCTTAGTCCGTCCCGTTTTTCCTTAGTGCTTAGTAGTTCCCTTTCTGATCGTCGGACAGCCACGCTCCCTCTAGTCTGAGATGTTGCACCCTGCCGCCACCCTCGCTTTTTCTGCAATTGGCAACACATCCATGCGCCGCTACGAGGCACGTTGACGATGCAACGGCTAAACTAGACGTATATACTTCGGCATTCGGTTTTACTTTTGATTACGCGGGAGGAGTCATGACGGAAGCTACATTTCGCCCACTGGATAGCCTCCAGGTGATGGCGTACATCATCCAGAGATGCAAACAACTGCAAACGCCGTTTCTCAACACAACCAAGCTTCAGAAGCTAATGTATTGTTGCTACGGCACTTGCCTGGCCAAATGCGGCTATAGACTTTGCGACGAAAGCCCTGAGGCTTGGCAATACGGGCCTGTATTCCCTCGAACCTTGCGAACTCTCCAGTGCTGGGGGTACGAATGGTTGGCCGAACACCTGACCGAAGATGTCGCAGAGCAATTGCCACAAGAGGTAGTTGCGCTAATTGACGCCACGCTGAAAACCTTTGGTAAATTCGCCGCCAACCAATTGTCTAATTGGACTCACATCAAGGGGTCGCCGTGGTCAGTCGCCTCAAAGGACGGAGCCGTTCTTAAAGAGCAGATCAGCGATGCCTTGATTTCTGAGTATTTCAAAAAGCATGTCCTCAAACACAGCTGACGAAGACCTTTTTCAGGATTCATTCAACAAGCTTGAGCCAGAGGGCTTCGGCCGGGCGAATGTCAACCTTGATCCCGAAAACCTATCTGAAGAAGCCAAACAAGCGCACGAATTCCGTGATCGAGCGTTCTATCTTGCGGCTTGTGCATTGATAGTGGTCGGCTTCGTTTGGCTCATCATTATGTGCAACGCTCCTAACGATGACGCCAAAGAAGCTGCCTTCTATCTATGGATGGCCAAATGCGCGTTAACCACAACCGTATTTCTCAGTTTTGTGCTCGGACTTCTGAATTTTGCCATTAAGTGTTACGGCCATCACAACAATCGTGAAGGGATAACCGCGTCAACAGGCGACGTTACGAGTATTCAGGTGATTGGAAAAATTGTTGACGCCTTCGGAAAGGCGGCGTCCAATTGAACGAATCCTCTCCACCAATGGCAACGGGCAACCTCGCAAGAGATTGCCCGTCCATCTTGCGCTAGTGCGCTTTACTTCTGCGGATTCTCGTAGTCGGGATCGTAGAGAGTCCACTCGTCCGCATCGTCATCGTTAAGCGGGAACGTCTGAGTGCCGATAAAGTAGGTGGCGCGGTAGTAGTCTGCGAACGTCTGCGCTGCCGCCATCGTTTCATCGTCATTCGTGCCGCAATATGCCGCCGCCACAGTAGCATTCGTCATTTTGCCTCGCGCGAGTCCCTTGCGGATCAGAATCTCCTTCACGGCCCACCAATACGGGCCGAAGTCGCGATAGCGAAGCGGGTTCTTTTCGACGAATCGCGCAATGACTCGCGCACCGAAATCCCCTAAATCGTCCGTACCTTTGTTCTGCATGAGATTGGACTTCATTTCTGCCGTCCATTCCGCCACATCCTCAGGTGCGTATTTGAAATTTTCGTACATTGTTTATCTCACCTCGTAATGAATGTCTTTGACGCATTCAGGGTGCGCTTCGATCATCTTACGCCAAACTCTCATGGAAACGCGCCACACCTTTCGGAACTTATTCCACGCAACGGTTTCGCCCAGATCCTTCGCTACGAGCTTTAGATCATCCTTCCACCTGTAGGTGTCGCCCGCAACATCAACTAGGTCATCGTCACTGATGCTGGCTTCCTGCTCGGCTTTTTCTGCGGCCACGATTCGTTCAATAGCCTTCCTTCGGGCGTCTTGAATGACGTCTGGAAGAATACGTAAAACCACCCTCTGACTCGCGCTCACAATGTCCAAACCGGGCAACTCTGCGGCGATATAAGCCTCGGTCGCCGAATCAACTTCTTCTTCGGTCTTGCAGGCGTCATAGGCGCTTACGTGCTTTTCCGGGTTTCGTTTTTCGGTAAGGTATCGGCGATAACCAATCGTTGCGCAGGCGGCAAGAGGATATTTCTTCCCCATTGCATACGCAAAAGCCTCAAAAACCATCACGCGCTCGGCTTGCGCTGCGGAATCCCGCCCAGCGTCACGATGAATTTCAACCTCGCATTTTGACGTATCAATACCAACTGTCTCGCCATACCCCGAGTCGAACTTGACAACCTTCGATTGCTCATTGTAGATGCGCGTGCAAAGCTCATTGCCCTCCGCGCAACTACGCGTTACAACATACGGGAAGTACGGATTAGGTAGCATCACGTCTTCATACGGGAAGTATTCAAGCGCGGCAGTCTTTCGGTAATTCTTGACCGACGGAACGATCTGAGAGAACGGGGTAGTTTGACCGCCTTCGTTAGCGAGCGCGTCTTCCAATTCGGCGGCCTTCTTAAGGACCTCTTCGTAATCGCCGTCACTGGGCATGACGACACGCGTGATTACGCGGAATTCGCTTGTGCGCTTGACATCCTTCCCAGTTTCCCAGTTTCTCTTGCGCTTTTCTGCATCAAAGTGCAGGAATGCAACGGTTTCGCCGTAGGGGTTGCTTGTGCGCCCCTCATCCCTACCGGAGGACATACCGGGCAAGCCGACGCCCAGCGCATCACCCCAATAGTCGGAGAAGTACACAAAAGAACCTTCGCCAATGCAGAACCCGTCAACAAACCTGCCGTCGCCTGCCTTGAGCTGTTCAATGAACGTGCCGTTGACGCCGCCCTCCTCGTCGCCGTAACGCTTGAATTCGTCACTAGAGGTCTGAATCAGACGCTCCGCAGCCGCCCTTGCGGCAACCCAGTCATCATGGATCGGGCCGCTTCCCTTCGACACAATCTCAATGTCGTAGTTAATGCTTTGGACGGTGAAAATGTTAGGAGAGTCGTTGTACAGGGATCGCACAGCCGCTGCGGCCGACTCATACGGCGTTTTCTGCCACTTTCTCAGGATAGTAACGGATGCATCCAGGCGTTTGAAGATTGCCTCCAGATTCTTCTGTGCCCCTTCTCGCGAGTTGATGTGACGCTTGTATGCGGGGGTATCTTCTTTGCCTGCATTCTTTTCGAAATACGCCTCATCGTCGGCTATCGACGCCGTGAGCGTTAGAGCTTTAACAACTTCCTGAGCGGCGAGTACGGTGTCATCCGTCATTTCCTCAAGGAACTTTTTCTGAGTCGTAACAAGATCAATTGCGATAGCCTGACGGCGTTTCGTGTTCGCGATTCTCGCCTGGCGTTCGCGCTCCTCTTCGGACTGTTGATACTTGGCAACGTCTTCGGCCGTCTTGCAGTTCGCAAGGGCTTCGAGCTGTTCACGGGACAGGCCTCCCTCAATGCGAACGTTATCGCCCTTGTCGGAGCTTGTAACCTGCTCAATCCAACCCGCCTTTTTGTTCACCATGAGACGCTTGAGCGCGTCGAACGTGCCGTCTGCGTCGTAATAGTAGACGTTCACGTAGTCGATCTTGTTGCCCTGACGCACGCCGCGCCCGTTGCGCTGCTCGATGCTGTCGGGCGTCCAACCAATCGTCAAATGATGAATGGCCTGCGTGCCCTTTTGGAGGTTAATGCCGACTTCCGCCTTTTCGTTGGCAATGATGACTTGGTACTTGTTTTCATCCTCTTCGGCGTTGAAGCCATCCTGAACCTCCATGATCTGATCGGGCTTGTTGTTCTTCTGCCCGGTCACAATCGCAATCTTGCCAGCGGGGACGCCGCAGCGGCTAGACAAAAGACGCTTAATCTTGTTGTGGGTGCCCAAAAAGTCGCAGAAAATGATCTGCTTCACAATGGAAGCCTTCGAACCGTCTGCCTTGACGCCCCTCGGGTCGGTCTGCTCTTTTTTGAAGTTTTCGAGCATTGCGGCAATCTTCGGAGAGTCGGAAACACCCAATGCAAGGCCGAGCTTGTCCGCGATTTTTTCAAACTTATCCTGCACATCAGGGTCGCAGGAATCGATCTGAATGGTATTCGCGCGTCCCTCCGCGCTATGTGCATGGACATTTAGCAGATAGATGTGGTTCTTGTTGCCCGTAACCTGATCTTGAACTTCCTTGATCGTGTAGTCGCCCGACTTTTCGACAATCTTCGGGAGGTAGAAGCGTTCTTCCGTGATCTTGAGTGCTTCAAACTCATCCCTTGCGCGCTCCGCGAGTTCGTACTGATCTTCGGGATAGGTGTACGTCGTAACGCGGTCCACAAGGTCGGTGTCAATAATTTCCTTCGTCATCTTGGAAATCAGATTGAACACGGACTTTGTAACGTCAATGGGTTCACCCGTTCGATCCACGTTTTCGTCGAGAAGCGTCATGTCTTCAACACTCGGATTCCGCCCGGCTTCCTCTGCAGCCGCAACGCGCGAGGCCGCGTGCCAAATATCCTTGTACTTGTTCAAACGCTCCATAGCCGTCTGGTCAAGCTGCACGGTCTGGTACTGCTGTGAGCCGTCGGGAACATGAACCGACTGCCCGACGGACTTGGCGTCGCAAATCGTGGCAATGTCGCCTAATGCACGGCGAAGCATCGCGAGGTTGTTCAAACCCTTGAACACCTGTCCGACGCGTTCGCGGCCGTCCACGCCCTCAATCGTTTCCTCATCCTTTTCGCAAACCGTTTCCATGAAGGTGTCTGCGCCGCGAGTGCCGCCCATAAGCGCATTGACGCGCTGGGTGCCTACGGCGAGGGATAGCATGGAGAAGATTTCAAGCGGGCTGTTCGTAATGGGGGTGGCGGTGAGTAGAAGCACGCCATCCTCAGACGTATTCTTGCCGCGAATGAACCACGCCTTAGCCTGAGCATCGAGGCCACGAGACGATGCGCTTGCGATAGACAGGAATTTCGCGCCACGGAACGTGCGAATCTGCGCGGAATTCTTGTACATATGGGCTTCGTCAATCACGAGAGAGTCAACGCCAAGATCTTCAAGATACGGCGCGGCCGCCTTATGCCCGGAAGTAAGGGAGGTCAGAATCTTGTTCTTAGCCCCGTTGGTGCGTTCGTTTTCCTTGTTGCTTTCGGACCTTTCATACGATTCATCATGGAGGCTCATGTAGTCGAGGTACGTCTCAAGCGTTTCCTCCCTGAGACGAATCATCTGGAACGCCTCAAGCGTCATGAAAATCTTTGAATGCTTGTTTTCGCGAATGCGCTGCAGGTCTTCCGCGTAGAACTTGGAATCCGCCTGCATCTTGCCGCCGCGCTTTTCACGCAAACCAACAAACAGACAGTCATCGGTAGAGGCATAGGCGAAATCCGCCTCCTTCTTCCAGTTGGAAAGCACGGAATTCGGCACAACAAAGATCGTTTTCTTCTTAACGCCAATGCTCTGCACGTGCTGGACGGCTGCAAGCGCAGAAAAAGTTTTGCCTAAACCCACCCCAAAGCCGTTTATGCCGCCGAATTCGCGCCCCATCTTGCGCACAAAGTCGCACTGATAACTGTGAAGGTGAAGCGCGGGATTCATGCCCTGCACGGCAAACGTAGAATCGTCGCTAGCAGGACGGAAGCGGAGGTTCTCCTCATCATTTGCAGCCGCATCAAGGCGGCTGAGAATCGTCGGATTAGCACGCGCCCATGCGTCAAACTGAGCTTCCGCCTTTCGGATCATTTCCCCTAACTTCGCAAGGGCCTGATCCTCCGTCAAGCCGCTAAACTTCGCGCCGCCCAGGCCGATGCCGCCGTTCTTCATGTAGTCGCCAAAGCGATTGAGGAGCTTTTCATCGTCAGTAATGCCTCTACGGATCGCACGCACCTGAATGTCGGGGTACGGGCGGCCGCGATCATCAACCGCGATAACAACGTCCTCCGTCACCATTTGGCGAAGGAACGCCATCTTTTCGTCAACGGTAACGAACGGAGAATGCAGGGAGAAGTGGATGCGACTCACATCAAGGCGATTGACGCGACGTTCTGCCTCAGACTTTTGGCGGATGAGCTTGTATTTGATTTCGTCGCTTGCCGCATTGGCAATGTCTTCATCGATGCGCCTGATTGCTTCCTTGTACTTGCCGCAGAAAACGTCATCGGCCTTCGCTACGCTCTTGCCGTCGGCAGAGATACACCAATCATCCGACGCCAGCGGGTCAAAGTCTGCGCCGTAGATAGCCTTAACTTCATCAAGAGCATTCCAGGTCGACTTGCTACGATAGCGCAGGGCTTCGTACTTCATCTCAGGCGTAAAGGCACTGTCGTCCGCGACTGCGGCAGTAGCGGCGTTTCCGCCAATCTCGCCGCGCCAAAGTGCGCTGTAGCCTGCATTTTTCGTGTAATACCCCCTGCACACCTGCAGGGCGGCCTTCACGACGCCCGGAACGCTCCCGATATCCGCCTGCTTGATCTCGTTTTCGGCCATCGCCTTAGAGAGTTCGGGATACTCTTCGAGGTAGTTAACCTCGGCTCCGCGATCTTCCACGAGAAGCTGCGCCGCCGTGGCAATCACGGCCTTGTGCCAAAACGCCTCGCGCTTCGCCTCTGTAATCTTTCGACTGTTGCGAATGGCGTTGTGAGTGGTTCGCGCCCAGTCGGGAATTCGGTCATAGGCAGACTGCGCAATAAGCACATCCATTGCCGTTCGGGCCTGCTCATAAGTAACACCGCTTTCGAAAGCCTTGTACGGGCTTGCGAGGTTTGCCATTGTTTGCTTCGCAACATCATGTTCCGGCGCGGCGGATTCGCCTAACTGAACCCATACGCCATTTCGCATTTCGAGCGTTACGCCGCCCTGCGTGATGTGGTCGCCGTCGTTGTACGCAATCGGTTCAGTTTCCGCCTGCCCGAGAAGATCCCAGTTGATGCGAGACTTCGGCAGGCGACGCCTCTTGATGAGATCCTTGAAGTCCGCAAGGATGTTGCCCGTGTAAACGTACTTATCGGCATCCCAGCGGCCGCCGTTGCCAGCCTCAAACGTGCCGAAAACATACGGCTTGCCTTCAGGCGTCAGGTAGTACCTGCCCGAAATAAATTCATCCCAAACGACGTTGGATTCCGACAGAACGGAAGGATTGGACGCGATCAAGGAATCGATCTTTTCCTTCATGTCGCGGCTGTACTTGCGGAAGAACATGATGTCCGTCACCGTCTGCGTGTCGGCAGAGGCGAACGTGCCCGTAGGCAGTCGATACGCGCCAATGAACTCGGCCATAAGCGAGGCATTGTGGCGCATCGTGCGCTGTTTTCCGTCCTTCCCATCCATGCAACGGGTCGGCACAATGAAGGCCGCCATGCCGCCTGGGCGGAGTTTTTCAAGCGAACGAAGAATGAAGTAGCACTCAAGCGGTTCATTCTGGTACTTTGGGTCTTTGGTGTTGTTTTCGCCACGGTCTGCGACTTCGCCGAACGGAACGTTGGTCACCACGGCGTCATAGATCTCATCAGGCGTAGCAGCGGCCACGGCTTCAAACGGGGAGTTCTTCACCGTGTAGCCGGGTCCGCCGTTCACGAGCTTATTGACTAATGCAGATTCTTCGGACAATTCAACGGCATCGATGACGCAACTGGTAGGAGACGTTGCGCCGAAAATGCCCGCGCCCGCGCAAGGGTCAAGCACCTTACCACCACGGAAGCCCAAGTCCGCGAGGGCGTCCCACACGCCCTCCGCAACGGGCTTCGGCGTGTAGTACTCGTAGGCACTGCCCATCGTGCCGTCGGCATGCTTAAGGCCGCCGCCACAGCCCGAATACTGCGCAAGGGTGCGTTTCTGATCGTCGGTAAGGGCGTTTTCGGCGAGTTCGCCATTGCGCACGCGATCGAGGATGCTTCGCGCATCGTCGTTGAGTTTCGCGCGGCTGCGGGATCCCTTTTCTCGCACAGTGAAGTAGTTGGCAGTGGAGACGCGAACCTTTACAGCCTCGCCGTTGCCGCCGAGAATGTCCGGCAAGGCATTCAAGATGAATGCCGTGCCCTTGATCTTTCCGATAACGTCCATCGTCAGAAGTTCGCTTCTGACGCGCAGAACGTCGTTCATTTTGGAACTAATGGTCATGCTTTCACCTTGTCGAGACTGGAAGTGATTTCAACGGCGTACTTCGCCCATTCGTCAACGGCGCGGATAACAACAGACATCTTTGCGTCATCATCCTTCCAGCGGTCGTAAATCTCAAGCACCGTATCGCCTAATTCGGGGTCTGCGAGCTTCGGATGGGTGCGCTCGATCATTTGATCCAGCACGGCCTTATCACGCCCCCATTGGCCATCCTGTTGCGGCGTAGGAGTCGGAGCGGGCGGCGTCACGGCAGACTTGCCGCCCAAGAGTTCGACAATTTGCAGGATTCGCTTCACGAGCGTAGCGCGGGCGCGTCGATTCATTTCCGTCGTAACTTCGCTTGCCTTAGCCATAAGTTCCGCCACGAGCTTCGCGCGTTCGCGACGGGAAAGGCCTGCATCATCGTAGATTTCAAACATTGCCTTTTCCCCGTGTTACTTAATCGCGGCCTTTCCCGCTTCAAGAGCGGTTTTTTCAATCAGGTTGTAAGCCTGTTCGACTAACTGACTGCGTTCGGCAATACCGGACGCGTCGGCACGGTCCCAAATGTCCATGATCTGATCGATCACGGCGGAAACTTCGCCCATCTGCGAGAGTTCGCTGTTGATGATGCGTTCGCAGTAAGCCTTATCGGCTTCCCACTGAGGGTCGGTGTTCTGTTGACCGCTCCCCGAGCTAGTGTTAGTATTGGTAGTGACACCAGCACCCACACCTGTTCGGCTAGTGGTAGAACTTGTGTGCGTAGGCGCAGAATTAAAGAAAGCTGATCTGCGTTCATCTGGTGCAATTTCTTTCAGCTTCGCCAACGTCTCTTTCGACAGAACCCACCCCGTCAGCAACCACGAGTTTTCCCCGTCGTTCTTAACGAGAACTACCTCAGACTCCCCTAGCGAGATCTTCATTCGGTTCCCGTTACCGTCCTTAGACGTAAACACAGGTTCTAGCGTTCCCTCTGCAATTGTCTTAGCCACCATCTGGATCACATCTTCGGCGGTCAAAATCGACAAAGTTCCGTCGTCTTCACGCCTTTGGAGAAGGTGTTTAATACCCATCTTTTCGTTTCCATAAACAATATCAATGGGGCGATCCATATCTGGACGTTTAAAGGCATTACGGATATCGGCTTGATCCGCCACAACCTTTTTAATCAGTCCGCTCAACTCTTCGGCATTCTGAGCTTCGACCTCACTCTCTTCCTTCTGTACAGCCTGAGCTTCGGCCTCCATTTCGTTGACCGTCGTACCCGGTGCGGCAGGCTTAGCAGGCGCATCAATTGACGTAAGGGACCCGTTTTTGAACGCATTGGACAGTGTGTACATCGCGGAGGTCCAATAGCCCTTTTCCGCGCCCGTGTCAATTCCGTTGAGCCTTCTGTTCCACAGGCCGTCATCCTGTTGGCGGAATTCGACATTGCTGCCTTCACCGTCGACGCCCTTGAAGGAGGTGTACCCGAGACGCTTTACGGCCTCAAGCAAACGCTGCGCAGCGGGCTTAGCGGGATTCCACCAGCCGTTTTCTTCATCAATGAACTTGATGACATCTTCGAAAGTGTCGAGCGGGCGGGTTTCCCAAGATTCCGCAGGCTTCTGCGCCTTCTTTTGCTCTTCTTCAGCCTTGCGCTTTGCCTCTTCTTCGGCGGCGCGCTTGGCCTCTTCTTCCGCCTTTTGGCGTTCCTCTTCTGCCTTGCGCGCGGCCTCCTCCTCGGCCTTCTTGCGCTCTTCTTCGGCCTTCTTTGCGCGTTCGGCGGCGGCATCCTGAGCCTGCTTGAGTTCCTTCTGCTTGTTGGAAAGCTGCTCGACAAGCTCTTCGTTTTCGACCTTAGCTGCGCTAATGTCGCTTTCGATCTGTGCGAGTTCCTTTTCCGCGTCGGAGATTTCGCCCTTCTGCCTTTCGATGTTCGCAATGCGTTCGGCGCGGCGGGCGTTGGCTCGGGCAAAGGCGGCGGAATTCTTCGAGGCCAGGCGCATGATGCGGCGGGCCACCTCGGTCACATTGAGGTCCTTGCCCTTTTCGGGCGCAACCACAATCGTCACGTCCTTCTTGTTAATCATCCACTTCCAAGAAAGAAGATGATCGTCAGGCTTGATGTTGGCCGGATCAAGGTCGGGATTGTGCAGGACGATCGTCACAGTCTGCCCATCAGTAAGCTGGAAGATCACGGCGATATTCTGCGTGCCGTTGCGCTTAAAGGGCTTAGTAATATTCACGCCCATGTCGTCGGGGCCGTTATCTTCGCGCACCTTGAGATCGGCGTCTGCACGGTTCATGATGCGGCGCATGACATTCATCTTACGCTCAAGCATGCGATACTCAACGTCAAGGGCGTCATACACCTCGGGGGCGTCGAGTTCAAAATCATCAACGCTCACGGCGTCCATGAGCAAATCGTCGGCGTCATCCGCGCGAAGGTGATAGATCACGTCCGCGACGCTTGCGCCAATCGGCTGCGCCGTGGCATCCCAGTAAATCTTGTGCATAGTCACTACCCTCTTACGACGCGTTGGCCGCGTCAATTTGCGTTTGAACGTCTGCGATTTGAGCGCGGAGCGAGTCATCCTTGGTCCTGAGGTCTTCGAGAGCCTTGCGACGGTCCGCTATCTGCTCCTGAATGGCGGAAAGTTGTTCCGCCTGCACCTGTTCCGTGCGCTTGCTGGAGGTGCCAACGCGAGGCAGATTTACCTTCTGCGTCGCCAGCTTTCTCTGAAAGGCAGTGCGGCCCTTGTCGAGGTACTTAGAGATTTCTTCGAGCGAGGCTTTTTGGTTATCCTGATTGCGAATGGCAACGGTCTTGCCGTTGAGCTTGACCTCGAAGATGTCGCCCGGCTTCTTCACGCGGAAGGTAACCTGCTGGCTATCCTCAAAAGTCATGTGGACTTCACGATAGCTAATGCCCGCAGAACGCTTGATCTGGTTAGGAATGTCGACGGAGGCCACGGGCGTACCCAGGCGGCGAAATTCCTTCTGAATGTCACGGATGACGCCATCTTTTTTCGTCATCCCGTCGAAGTCGAATAGGAGGTGTTCCTGTTTGTTGTTGTCCATGTCGGCAAACCCACAAAAAATTACTATTCGATTGTGGTTCACCGGTGTGCGCGGATCCCGCGCCGTTTTCCTCTATGCGGGCAAAGAAAAAGCCCCGACTGCGATTCGGGGCTTGGCGCCTGAGTGACGCGCGTCATCAATACTGGTACTTTAGAGCGGGTTCGTATGGGAACCTCTTGTTGAGTACCTCTTCAGGCACACCGAATTCCTTGGCCATGCGGGCACGTTCTTCGGCAATCGCATCAATGACGGGCCACTCCGTAACCGTTTGTGGATCTTTTCCCGTCTGAATTCTGTATCGTTCGACGGCCTCCTCTTTCGTCAGAATTCCAACGAAGCCGTTTTCAATGAACCTGTTGTAGGTCTCAGAATAACAACGGCTAGGCGTGTCTGCTAGCCAAGATAACTCAAACCCGAGTCCATATTTGGCATAAACGTCAAATTCTTCGTCATCATCGAAATCATCCATTAGAAACCTCCTTCAGGAATCGGCTCACCATATTTCTCAGTATAGAGCTGCGCCATGCGCTCACCAATGCGTCGAGCCAACGGGCGCGGATTTTTACAGGTGTGATACTCGGCGAACGCCTCCGCAATCATTTCGCAGCAACTATCTTTTGCGTAATTGCTAATCTCGACTCCCTTGTCGATAGAGCGCTTCCGCCAAATTTTGAGTATTTCGGGGTCTTCTGACGCATCCGTCATAAAGTCCAATACGTGGCCGAACTCATGCACGATTACAGACATGGCCCCGCCGCAATCTTCATCAAACGGAGGATGCCAGTTTCTCGCCACTTGGCCAATCATCGACTCGTCGAAGTTTTCCCTGCTGCCTAGTTTGTTGCCTATCCACACGCCGTTGCCATAATTCCACGCGCACGCTAACATACCACTATCGTCTTTCGGGACAGGCAGGCCAGCCGCTTTCTTTGCGGTTTCTTTTATCCGCTTCTGCACCCTTGTCTCGACATACAGATCAATTGCCAAATCGAAAAATTCGGCAGTTGCAGTTGCGCTTGAGCCATGCTCCCTAAGCCATTTTTTCACCGGCGCGCGGCCTGCAACACTGTAGTATTTTGCCACCCACCAGGCACCATAGCCTCGATACCGATTTGCCGCCGTTGTTTTCTCGTTCGCCTTCCAGTTCTCCATTAGCTGCTTGTACCGTTTTACATCCGGGTGGTCATCCATAGTCCCTAGCAACTCATTAATTCGAGCCTGCTCAACCGTCCCGAGTCCACCAATGCTACCGAATTGTTTTAACCACACGCTAACTTCGGGGTAGAGTTCGGTTACGCGCTTCAGTGCCTTGTAAGCACCACGGACGTTTGCCTCCAAAACGCCGTCAAACTTGCTTACGGCGTTCGGGGCAATAACACTCACCAACTCTTCAATCTTTTCAACGGGCAAACCTTCCGCGTTCGGTAATGCCTGCAATTTGCGCTGCGTGCCGACGCGCATCACGCGGTTTCTGTCATAGAGTTGGCCAGAGGGGTCTAGTTGCCGCCTCAAACCCTCTTCGCGGTTAAACGCCTTCGCCCACTGAATCCCTGTCTCGTTATTTCTCACACTGAAGGCGAGAAGAAGCTGTCTCACAAGATCAATTTTCTTATCGGTTTGCATAAAAGCCCCAGAACGTAGTACGTACATTCTGGGGCCTAAGAAGCGCAACGGTTGCTCTTGTTTTCCCGTCACGCCATTGACAGTAGCGGGTAGGGGAGATAGACTAGTTCTAAACAAACAACTCTTAGCACCAGTGCTCGTGGAAGCTGTGAAACTGGCGAGTTAGCCACGGGCTTTGAGTTGGACGCCGTAGCGGCCAAGGGACTACCGCAGATAGCCTTGGTAATGCGCGGCGTTTGTCATTCCGGGTATTCGGAATAAGTGGTTGATTTGAGAGGTTCAAACCAACCACAAAATATTCGCTTAGATGGTTGATAGATCAACGCCATAGTCAATGATGATGTCCTCTTCAAGCTCTGTGCGTTGAAGCAAATCAGAGAAGGAGAAGTTCTTCATGAACTTTGTTGTGTTGGATTTGAACGGCGAACTTCGGTTAGTGACTCGCCTGGTTTTGTGAGGGGTGGAAAACAGGATTTTCCCTCTAAGCACGTCAAACGAATAACCCCGGCCATCGCGGTTCTTATCGCGTATTTTGCGATTCAGAGACTCGGTCAAAGCGTTAGTGACTTCTTTCCCTGTAGCAAAATAATTCAGGATTTCATCTTCCCAGTTCCGGCTTGCTTTTACCAAGTCTGCCCAAATATCCAATTGTTTCTCTGGTATGGAACTTCGCCACGCTTCCAGCATTTGCTTAGCTTCATATGGATCGTTTGCAAGATCCCATATATCAAAGAAGCGCTCCTTTGTTTTGTATGCATCGAGTAGCTGTGGAAAGTTATTGAGCCAACCAGTCGAGGTCAATATTTCCGTGTCAGAGAGCGTGTTTTCGCGTTTAAGCAGGATCTTTCGATCTCCTTTGAGTTGTCGCCTTTCCGTGGATGTGAGGCTCTTGTGGAGCCCTTTACGGAGCTTCTCAAGGGCATCGTTTGCCATACGTGTAACGTGAAATTTGTCAACGACAATCAAGACATCTGGAAGGACTTCATGGAACGCTTGTCGATAGGGTCCCCACATATCCATGCTTGCGATCTCAATGTTCTTAGTGTCGTGATCCTTTAAGAACTTTTCAATCGTTGGTTTGTTTCGGTTTTCCAAAACATCGACAATGGTTTGTTGTCCGATGTTTGTGATGATCCCTCTGTACTTCCGATTCAGGAACAATTCGTCAACACCGATGATGGTTGGCATCTCCGGTTTGTAGTCTTGATTGAGTGCCACGAGCCGTTGAGAGAAGATAGTGCGGACTGTCTTTTCGTCAACTCCTACGCGTTCTGCTAGAGCCTTATGGGTGCCATTAAAGGCTTCTCGCTCAATGTACTGATGAAGTCGTTCTGTCATCTTGGCATCGGGATGAATCCCAGGTAGCTCTGGTCTGAATGTCGAGCCACAAGACTTACATTGGAAGCGCTGTCGTGCAATCCACAACGTCACGGGCTTCCCGTGCACGGGTAAATCCATGACTCTTATGTCACGTGTCCCGTTTTTAACGAAGTCTCCGATGGTGCCACAGGAGGAACAGGCAACAGGAGAAGGTGGTTGGAGGTGGACATCGAATGCCACCCCCGTATCCTGCATGCCGATCACCTGATATCCGGGTAACTGGAAAGGATTTTCGGTCATGGTTGGTTCACTTTAGTTTCGCTGGGTCACAAGGTGCTTATAGCAACTCATCTCCTTGATGGAGTAGCCATGCTTCTCCAACGTCATCTCTAACAAGGGTAGATGAAGCTCTGTCACCGCTTCGTAGAACTGTGCCGCTTTAGGCGAGTTCACTGTTTGCAGAAGACGCAGGATTAACTCAAGGTCAGGCCTAAACAAGTAGCGCCAGTAATACACGAAATGGGCGATACGCTCTGCCTCGAACCCCTCTAGAACCAAAGCACCTTCAGGGATCTCTGGCTGGGGCAACTGTGGTTTGAGCTCGCACGTGTGAATAAACGTGAGTGCAGCCTGAAGTTGTCCCTTGGTCAGGTCTTTGTAGCTGGCGATCTTGAAGTAGTCGTATAGGGCGTTGTAGATCGTTTGGTAGTGAATCGAGCTATTCTTTGCGCGGGATTTCACAGCCTTGCGAATCTCGTATTGCTCTTCACTGGAAAGCGTGTTCGATGCCGTGGCCACTTCATAATGGCCGTTCTTGCGAATGGCGGGAAGAACTTCGGACGTAACCCAACGCTTGAAGCGCTTGGCAGATTCGAGCTTGGAGCCGAAGATCAGAGCGTAGAGGCCAGACTCGTTGACGCAGTTGACGGTTTGGATTCTGTTGAGCTTATCAGCGATTTCAGATTTGATGAGATCGTCAGAATCCACATGACGCAATACAGCGTCCTTCGTGTTCTTATAGCCAAGAGCAGTTGCAACGTCGATAGCGACGAAGAGAGGAAGGTCGGCGGTACCGAGCGTACGCACGGCGTTGTTCTCGAAAGAGAAGCTGAGAGCTTGCATGAAAGCCTCCGTATAGATCAGTCTTGATCCTGCTTCCCGACGCCAATCGGGGTGGCAGGGCTTGCGGGTTGGCGTACCGGCTATACGGTCCCGGCCCTCGTAAGAGGCCCGCAAGTCCCACCGTAATTTTAGAGACTTACAAAGGAGGCCCTGAAACAGGGCATCCTTTCAAAGGGGTATGTGTTTTAGAGCCCCCTTTATGGATGGGGTCGCGTTTCACGACCCCATGCACGAGGCAACAAAAAAGCCGCTTACAACGGTGGCGGCTTGTCATTGCTCGCCGTATAGTCCGGGACGCCAATCCCGACCACATCTTTTTCATGTGGTGAGGAAAGTATGCACCAAAAGTGGCCACGTGTCAACCATTCCATCCGCTGTGAAAAATAATTCTCACCACGGTATATCAACCATTAAATCCGATTACCCGTCATTCCTAGCCCCTCTCCAAAAAGCCGCGAAATTCAAGCTCTTCCGCGCTGTGCATGACATACTCTCCAAGCCTTACCTTTTCAGACTTATCTTCATAATCAAATCCGCCTGTTACATTTAGCTCATGAGTGTTCAGGGTTTTCGGGGAATGTTCAACAATCGTCAACATCGCCTCAAACGCCCCTAGGTCAGGATCATTTAATTCCTTTACCACTCGATATCCGTACCCAGGCTTCTTAGCGTCCTTCAGTTTATACGGCTCACTGCGGCTTCCGAGTTTTAAAATTTCATCCAAACAAGATACTGCGGCAACTATCCGCTTGCCAACCAGCTTCGCCTCTTCCAAAGAGATACTCCAACTCGCCGTCGCTCTCGCGCAATGTCCGGTCAACGTGCCAAGCGCAATGTCAACCCTGATCACTCCCTTCTTTGGCAACTCCAACACAACAGACGCGGGAATATTGAGGCGCTCCTGTTTTAGTACCCGCTTTATTATCCGCTGCAGTTCGGAGCGGTCACCCGCCGTGTCGATTTCGTCGAAATGCTCTTGCACAAACGATCTGTCATATAGAGCGTCAAGAATTCTCTTGTTTGTGGCACGAAACCTAAATTTCACACTTATTTCGATTGATCTGCCAGCCCGATTGCTTCGGAGTGTGCGGACACCTTGTACATCGTCGTACACGTACCGCCTCGCAAGCGTTGAAAAATCAATAATCGCATTCATGTTCATCCTTTTAAATTAATGCGGCCCGCTCGTTTCCGCCCCATCGCCCTGTTCAGTGTGTACGTGGTTCATAAGCGAAATACCGCCCGCCACAACGTCGCCGTCGGACTTGACATCCTGCTTCGCATGAACCGGACCGTTGAATGTGGCCGTCGCGCCTGCGCTGCCGCCGCCCGTAATCGGGCCGTTAAGGGCAATCGCGCCCGCCGTCAGGGCGATTGAGCCGCCATTGATGACAATCGTCGAGCCTCCAACGGTTAGGGTAATGCTGGATCCCGCCTTGATGCTAATCGTGCTGCCTGCCTCGACGTTCACGGTACTGCCCGCCTTGGCCTCGATGAGCGTGCCCGCGTCCACCTTGATTGTCTCGCCCGATTCAAAATGGCACATCGTGTCGGTTATCAGTTCGTAGTTCGCATGGTGGTAACGCCGCCAATCGGCGGAGTTTCCCGCCTGCGGATTCCTGTAGCCCGTGATGATTGGGTATCGGGGATCCCCGCCGATAAAGGCCACCCACACCGTATCGCCCGCCAAGATCTCAAGTTCAGTCGTATAGGTCCCGTCTCTGGATTTGTCTCCGACGGGGTATTCGATCTCGGCCTCGGGCAGAACGTCGCCGCCGTCGGTGATGCCGGGTATCTCAATGCGGCAAGTCCGCCGCGCCTGATCGTAGGTTTTGACAATGGCAGGGTATCTGCCCGGCATAGTTCCGTAGCTCATTACCAGTCCCGTCCCTTGCGCTTTTTACTGCCGTTCCATCCGTCTGTTTTCTGCATAGATCAATCCTCCACGACGCCCAGCCACAATTTCGTGTAGGCGTCCTGTCCTTCGCCCGACATTGCGCCCGAGTCAAAGACGTGGGCGGCGGTAATGACGGCGTACTGTTCGCCCGACGATGTTTGAACGACATCCCCTGCGCAAATTCTCTGATCGTAGGGGACTTTTGCAATCATCTTGCGCACTAGGCAGTGCGTCATGTTTCGCAGTCGAAGGGCGTTTTTGAAGGGGCTGTAGCGCGCCCTGCGGGCCTTCGTGCGATTGCCGTAGACGAATCCGCCCGACTCGTTAAGCGAGTAGAACCACGGGACGGAATGACGCTCCAAAAAGCCAGTTTCCACGCGTTCTACACCTGTTTCGCGGAAGGTGCGGCTTACTTTCTGCCGTATCATGTCGGAAAGCGTGAAGAACTTCAGGCGGCCGTTTTTCCATCGAACCGCGCCGCCTTCTTCCTGAAGAATGCGGGCGATATGGTAGGAGGGCGTTTCACCGATCGGGCAGTAAAAGCGAGGTACGGGAAAGTCACCGTCAATGCCCTTGATTGTTGCGCCCGCGCTTCGGTAGATGGCAGCGAGGCCCGCGCCTTCCTTGATGATTGCGCGGTCCCTGACGTAGGCAATCGGCAGACACGCGGTTAGCAGTGCCGTGATGCGCACACCTTCCTGCACGCGGTCCCCTTGCGTTGCGCGCCCAGTGATGCGCTGGGCCTTGACGATGGTAAAGGAATCGTCCGCCGCCGTCTTGAGTGTCTTGCCCTCGACAAGGCGGGCGGCCTCGATCTCGTCGGTAAGGCGCACTTCCGCTTCGAGTGTGCAGGGAATCGGTGCGAGATCGGAGCGTAGCACGGCAGAACACAGCACGTCGCCGCGCAGTTGATCGCCATTGTCAAGGTAGAGAATCATCCGTTAAACCGTGATGACGGGGTGGCAGAAAGCCTTTTCAGGCAGCATGGACTCGTACTGAGTGATTTCGCCGTCGATTTCGGAGACGGTGCGCCCGAAAACCTCGACGCCCAGAGCGCGGGAAGCCTCCAACTGCACGGCGGTTTCCCTCTCGACGTATAGCACGAAAAGCGGGCGGATCATGCCCCACTCGCCTAGCGAAAGTTCAGTGTCTTCCGTAATGTCGTCGAACGTCGGAACGGGGTCCGTACCGTGCTGGAGCGCGCCATAAGCCGCATAGAGGCGGGCGGCGGCAATGAGCTGTCGCACTACCTGAGCGTCATCAATGATGATGCCCGTGGGGCGGTCTTCCTGCGCGTATTCGGCGGCCAAATCGGCGATAGTGGGCATGATCCTAGCTCCCTTGCGCGGTTATTCGCCGTAGCTGCCCGTGCCTTCTTCACACTCACCGAAGTAGTGGAAGAACATCGTGCCGGAGAACATCAAAGGCTGGGAGCGGTTTTCCCAGTCGCGGTCGGGCGCGTCGATCTGCATGAAGCAATCGCGAATCGTCTTGACTCGGAGATAGGCGTCGGGCGTGCCCTCGTAGATCTTGGCGTTGAACGTACCGCCGTTGGCAATGAGGTCCACAAGAGCCTGATCCATCGTGCCCGCAACGGTTTCATAGAAGGAAACCTGACCCTGCTGCGCAACCTTGACCTGCTGCGGCTGGTAGGCCATGCCGCCGAGGGGCGTGGAGATTTCGATTTCGCCCTGCGGAGAAAGTTCGGGCCACGGGGCCTGCTTGCAGAGAAGGTAGAGATCATCGTAGCCTTCGATCTGAAGGGTGAAGTCGGAGCTTACAACCTTCGCGCCCTGAGCGGCGGTTTTGTCGTAAAAGCCCTTGAGATAAGAGCCGGAGTTGATAGCCATTTTTTGCAATCCTTTGAGAAAAAAGGCGTTGAACGTAATGGGTAGTCTAGGGTTTAGCCCGCCCTTCGCCCTTCGCCCTTTTCCTTTTAGAGCCGCCTTTTGGCCACGGTGCGCGCAACGATGCCCGTACCTCGAATCACTTCATTCAGACGGTCGACAATGGCCGCCTGCACCTTCAGGCGGGATTCCTCGCCCTTGCGCCAATCCTGAAAAGACTTTGAGTTAAAGAAGTCCGCCACAGTCGACGGGGCTAATTTCATTGCCTCAGGGTAGGCAGTGCCGCCGTAGAGAGCCATATCCGCCGCGAGGTTAAGGAGATTGTCACGCCATTGCGAGCGGGATCTGCGTGAGACAGGTGCTAGGCGGAAATCGGGCGGGCGGGATGTCATCACCCGCCCCCTCCACTGGGTTGAAAACAATGCCCTTCTTACTGAATACGGGGTAGAACAGGTGCGCCAGCTTCGCCGCGCCTTCCGTGCGCTTAAGGAGCAGTGCAGAGTAGTCCGACTCCGGCAGCGCGAGGAAGGTTTTCATGCGCTCTAAAAGCCATTCGTCAAACACTTGCCCGGCGTCAAGCGGTTGATCTTCACCCTCTCGCAAGAGTTGGCACGCCATTGCGCCCGTGTGCCAGTGGAGAAGCGCGGGAATCGGCGCGCCGTTGGTCCCCTGCAATTCCCCTTCGAGGCGTTCAATCGCTTCGGCGTGACGCCCCGTGAGCGGACACATGGTCCACTTGTCGCCTGCAATCTCGCCCAGGGCTATCGGCTTGAGCGTGCCTAGTTGCTTTTCCATGTCCACATAATCGGTGTAATGGTAGTCGCCCACAGCGAAATCTGGACCGTCATCGTTCGTCGCTGCTAGGTAGTGACACAACGCCAAAGTGCGCTCCTCGACGGTCCACTCAAGCGGATCGGAGCCGTCAGAAACGCTTTCAACAGCGGCCCTTAGCAGTGCCGTCGTTTCGGCCTGCTCCATGCCTGTGGGCATGGCGGCAATCGTCACGGCGTCGAGGATTGAGATTTCACGCAAGCGAATCGTGAGCCGCCGCGTGCGCAGTTCGGGAAAGTAGATCATCAAATCACCGTCTTGTAAGTGTTTGCCCAATCATCCTTGTCAATGCCCGCAAGACTGCAGAGCGTCATCTGAACGGCCATCTGCACGAATGAGCCGCGCGCATTGATAGGCGAGTCTAAATTGTATTCAATGCTTTCAATCACAAGCGGCAGATAGGTACGCCCCTTGTACGTCATGCCAACCACTTGAGGGCATAAGGACGGCATGAGAAGTTCGACGGAATCGCCCTGTCCGTGCGCAGTGTCTGCGAAGCGGCCGACGATAGAGCCGTCTTCAGAAAGGGCTTGGGGAAGCGCCCAGGCGAACAACTGCGCAACGGGCGAATCAACTTCCGTCGCGCCGTTTTCCCACGCGCGGAAGTGCGCCGTCGTGGTGATTTTGAAAGGCTCCATTCGGTGGAATGTCTGCGTGGAATTGAGCTTAGTAACGCCCGTGCGCCCCTCGAACCGGGTGAGGAATTTCGTCAGGGCCTGATTCACGCCGCCATTGCCCAGCACGTTATCCGACGTTTGTTGAATGCCGCCGTTCTGGAGCAGGGCCATAAGTGTCGGAGCCTTTGTTTCGGCGTTTGCGCCCTCAAATTGACTGTCCCAAGACACATCAACCTGCAGACTCGTATCGGAAAGCGGAGCCTGCACTACCGCAGAGTCGGGGACTTTTTCGTAGCGCACGCTTTCGGGCGATACCTTTTGGACGGGGAAGAAAGACGCGATTAGGAGGGGATTAAGCCCGTCCCATTTTGAGCTAAGAACGTTCGGATCAATGGCCATTTTTCAATCGAAAACGGGCGGCATAGCGTAGAACCATGCCGCCCGATTCCGCCTCAATTGACGGGGTTTAGAGCATACGGCGACGGATGCGCATGGACTTCATGCGGCGCATCATTGCGGACGCGCTGTGAGACTTCATGCGAGCCTTGCGAATAGCAACCTTCTGCTTGGCGGAAAGATGGACCGTGCCGGAGATACGCTTGTTAATGCGCACCTTCTTACCCTTGCGGATGGCGAAGGTCTTCTTATAAACCGCGTCAAGCACGGGTTCATTTTCTTCGGCAGAGAAAACGAAATTGTCGAGGTCTTCGCCTTCGGCATCTTCGCCGTCAGGAAGATGATCGGCGAGCAGATCGCGCACGCGGTCGGCGACATCTTCGTCCCAGTCGTTGAGAAGCGCAGAGGCGTCGGACTCGGACACGCCCTTAGACGTGAGATAGTCATAACCCGCATTGAGGGCAGCCATAATCACATCGGACTCATCGTCAGTGATTTCGCCGTCCTTATTGCTGTCGGCGATACCGACGAACATAGCGTACAAGCGATCGGCGAAGGTTTCGCCGTCCTCAAGATCATCGGTTTCGGCCCACTGCTGGAGCGAAGCGGCCGCGCGAAGGGCGATATCCGTAGCCGCATGGGCGGACATGGAATCCGCCGCATCGAGCGTCAGGGCGTTGGATTCTTCGCCGCAATCCTTGCCACAACCGTCAAGCGTGACGCGCTTGGACGGTGCGGAGCGGAGGTAGTCAGAAAGATCAAACATTTTCCGTATTTCCTTTACTTGGTAAGCGTCTGCGTGACGTGAATCTGTCGGACAGTGCCGTCGTAGCGGACCCAGTAGTCCACAACCATCGTGTCGTAGGGACGAGCCTCGGACGGCTTGACGACAAAGACATAGGCCTGACCGTTCATCATGCTGTCATTGGACGGCACAAGCCAGCCGCTCGTCTGTGCATCGGCAAAGTACTTGCTAAGGTACGTCTTCATCTTGTCGACGGCGACAGACATCGGCAGCTGGAGATAGTCCTTTGCGGCGCGCGTGACCGCATCATCAACAGAGGTCGACATATCGGCCACGGCAATGAGCTTGCGAAGCGAATTGTCCACCGAAGCACAGGTAAGCGAGTCAGTAAAGACATAGCGGCCGCCGCCCGTGTAGGACTCATAGCCGCAGGGGTTAATCTTCGCCTTGGCAAGCTGGTTCTTTTCCTTGGAATCGGCGAAGTACTGCTGCACGATGCCCGTGCGGGCAATCTGATGTTCGCGGCCCGCAATCGGGTAGTTCTTCGGAGCGAAGCCCTTGGCGTTCACTTCGGCATTGCGTGCGCAAGCGAGGGCGATATTGAGCGTAGCCACGCCGAAATAACCCTTGGGGTTGACGCCTGTCGGGTCTTCGGAAGTAAGCGGGGACCAATACGCGTGCAAAAGATGAGCGCACTTGTTCGCGCCGAAATTGAGCTGTTCGACAAACTTCACGGCAGCTTCGGGCGTGAGCTTGCCAGCAACGTCGAAGCGGAGCTGACGATTCGTCTCATAGGCAAGCTGCGCGAGCTGAGCGAGAAGCCCCACATCCTGAGAGCCGCCGGACGACAGATAAGCAAAGTCATACGGGCAGTTCTGGAGCTTTTTGCGGGCGGTCACAAAGTCCGAGCTTTCGTAGCTCGTCGCACCTTCGGTAAAGCACACGAGCACGTCGGAGGTCGCCCACTTCTGAGCACCGTCGTCCGACCAGTCATAGGCGGCGCTCCCGGGCTTCACAACGGCGGCCTCACCCTTGACACCAACGCGGATTTCAACCGCATCGGTCAGGGACGTGGCGAGGTCGGGCAGGTACTTGGAGTTGCCGTAGTCGTCGACGGCATCCTCATTGAGGGAGCCCTCGAAAACGTAGAGATCAGTGCCGTTCTTATCCTGCACCTTCAGGGTGATGACATCCTGATCAGCATCGTGGCCATCAGCTTTCGTGCCTTCGGCATGGAAAGAGAGCTTAATGCCGTCGTTGAAGCATTCGAGGTGCTTCACGGCAATGAAAAAGTCCGACGGCTCCTCGTCGGAGACTTCGAACGTGTACTTGGGCGGCTCATCTTCGGTAGCCTTGATGACGGCCCACTTGATCTTGGCTTCGGCGGTCTTGACGAGACGCTGCACGACGCACTCATAAGCGCCGTTGTTCAGTGCTTCCACGACGTGCACCCATGCCTCGTTGAGTGCATTCTTGCGAATGGGTTCGCCCGAACCGAGCTTCGTGTACACATTGCCCGAATTCACCTTGAAGGGCTTATCGATGCGGCCTCGCGTGGCGCGCATCATGATGCCGAAAACTTGATCGGCATTGTCAGTCGACGGGACTTCGGAGGCGTCGCGCAGCGGGTTGAGCTGGACGCCCGGTTCCGAACCGAGCTGACGAACAAAAGCTACAGTCATTTTTTCTCCTAAGCGTTAGCGGTCTTTCGAGAGGGACGACCGCGACGACGAGGCGCAACTGCTTCGACCGTTTCGACGGCTTCGGCGGGCTCCTCCTCGGTGGATTCAACCGTTTCGGCGGCCTCGGGCGCATCAGCTTCAGCCTCTGCGGCAGGTGCTGCGGGCTCCTCGATCTCGTCGGCCACGGCATAGCAAATCGTCGCGCCGTGAACGATGCGATTGAGCTCAGCAATCTGCTCGACTGACGACACAAGCCCCATCAACTGGTCGTGGCACTTGATTTCAAACGTCCCGACGGACTCGTCCGATGAAACATGAGCCAGTTCGATGCCTGCGGACGGGATGATGAGCGCGAACGGGCAACGATTCCGCACCGTCAGACGGATCGGAAACTCTGCATTCGCGAAGAACTCGCTGATCGGCTTGAATGCGCTCCCCTCTTGAGACAGAGAGGGAGCGCAAAGGTTGAAGGTCTTAACCATTCCTTGCGTTCCCCCTTGATCGTTAAGCAGCGTTGAGGTTGGTGACGTTCAGGAGAGCGAAACCATGAGCGCTCGGGTCATGCGGATTGACACACGTGAAGTTGCGGGCGTAGAAGCCTGCACCCTGACGGAGGTCGGCGTTGAGGCCGAGCGGCATGACGGACGGGGCAACAGCTTCGCCGAGGACGATCGGATTGCGGGCAACGTCGGGAGCGCGGCCGATACAGAGAATCTGAGCGGACGATTCCGTTTCGTTGAGCAGCTTCGGCGTGTAGTAAACGTCGTACTTCTTGAACAGACGACCGAGGCGATAAATGCCCGGGCGGGCGGAGATGCCGGACGGCTCAAAAGCAGAGAGACCCATGAGTTCAGCGGCAATCTTCTTACCCACGTAGAGGTGGGAAATGCCGTGAGACATCGTAGCTTCGGCCATCTTCTGGTCGAGTTCGCCAAGGCGCGGAGCCATATCGCGCCACACTTCGGAGCGGGCGTTGTCCTGATGCTTGCGGGCTTCGCCGAAGTCGAACGCGCCAACGTTGTTCTGAGCGAGTCGCAGGCCCTTAGCAATCGCCTGATAGTGGCGTTCGTTGGCGAACTGAGAATTGATTGCGAGGACGGACTCGGAGTACGGATCAAGACCGAGTTCGTTGGTCATCTGCGTGCGAGCGTCAATGCTCTGACGCGTGTAGGCGCGCCACGGGTTGGCATAGAGCTTGAACGTCTCGACCTCAGCGATAACGGACGGCGTGATGGAGGCATCCTGTTCGTAGTCAATGAAGCCCTCAACGGTAACCGGGACTTCCTTAGCGAGGAAACCGCCGTCACCATCCTTGCAGAGCAGTGCATATTCGCCAGTCGTGACGTTGATCGTACCCGTGATGGAGTAAGCCTTGCCGCCAACGTCGATGCTGCCGGAGATCGGAGATTCGGCGGTGGAACCGGAGCCAACGTCATAAGCGGCGGGACGGCCGTTGACGTAGACAATAGTGCGACCGCGCATGATCTTGATTGCTTCGCCGCTCTGGTTGCAGTGGTCAAAGTCCGTCTGGATGCGGGTAAGCTTGCCCGTCACGTTGCCGGAGTCGTCGGGATTCGACGTATGGACGCGGGCGGACGTGAGGTAGGGATTGCCAGAGTTCACGCCGTCGAGCGAACCACCAACAGCATAGGCACCATGCAGCGTGCCCGCCTGATGGGACAGAATGGCGAGCTTGGCCTCATTGGAGCCGATGTCGGCAGGCAGGTAGTGTGCGAACGGAATGGCTTCCGTGAGCGTAGAGAGAATGGCCACGACGGCGCGGTTCGGCTGCAGAGAACCATTGTCAGAGTGGTTCGAATCTGCGGAGTCGAAGTGGTACTTGCGGTGGGCAAGATTCGTCGTGGCATAGGCAGAGTGGAAGGCCTGCTCGATCACGTCAGCCGGAGCAGCCATGCCGTGTGCCGTTTCGTAGGCCTTGCAGCCGTCGAGAATGGCGCGCGTCAGGAGGTTGCGCTCGGCATCGTCCTTGGCTTCATCGAAAACAGCTGCAATCGTGTCGGGGACGGCAACGCCCGCATTGGCCTTGATGTTGGTTTCGACAAATTCTGCACCAGCGGCGGAGTCGAAAACGTGCTGTTCGTTGTCGGAGGCGGCTTCGGAGAGGCCCTTAACGAACTTCTGGACTTCGGCGGTGCTGCGCTTGAAGTATTCAGTCATTTTTCCTTCTTTCCATGAAAAAATTGGAGACTTTTCGGCACTACGCCGATACAGCCCATTTTCAAACTCACGGAAAGAAGGAAATCGCGGTTTTTTCCTATTTTGAGCGTTTAGCTTTCAACCTTGCGGCGCGCGGCAATGTCAAGCTCATCACGGCGGTGACAGACATAGCGCACCGTAAAGGGGGGAATGTTTGAGACGGTTTCCATCGTCACGATTTCATAGGCCAGTTTTGCGCAGTCGGGATGTTCGCCCAAGAGAAGATAAACCACATCATGATTTTTCAGGTCAAAGTAGTCATCGTCGGACGCCTGCGCCTCCAACTCGATCAGGAAACGGAATTCACCACTCGCGCCGATATTCGCGTCTAGAGCGTCCACCATGGGCGCGGGCTGGAAGGTTTCGGCGGGCAGTGCGTAGCCGTTCCCCATGTATTCGTAGGAGTAATCCTCCTCGTCGCCCGAATCGATCACGCCCATGCCGCCGAAGGTCGGCTTCCCTGCCGCCTCATCGTCTGCCTCGCGGAGCGTGTGTTTGCGGAAGATTTCACAGTTGAACGTGTTCGGATGGTTGCGCACGACATTGCGCGCCAGGCGGTTGAGTTGGTTCGGGACATTCCACAGCATGATGAGTTTCCTTTATTCGCCAGCGGCGGCAAAGAGGGCGGCAGCCTGCT